AAGAGAATAAAGAAGGAAGCTTCAAGCTCCAAGCCGCAAGCGTCAAGCGCCAGGCCTCAAGCTTCAAGCGCCAAGCTTCAAGCGCCAAGCACTAAAAGATCTGTTCAAAAGATTCCTGAACCCCGATCCACGAATCAGCAATAAAGAATCCAGAATTAAAGCGCCAAGCTCCAAGCGCCACGGACCCTGGAACAAGTTTCATGGACCGTTGATCACGGGTCCGGACCAGGATAAAAGTATTCTGTGGATGTGTCTTATGGAAGGCAATTTGGTGTGGTGAGAATTTGATTTTATTCCCCTTAATGACTTTCAGTTCAACAGTGAAAAATTTATGATTTGTATTATATCCCAACACATCGGGCATACCAACAATGCTAAGATTTTCAATACGATTCCATACAATGGAACACGTTTCTTTCTTTAAATCTTGGTATAATTTTGACTCAGGCGTCACTACTTTTTAGGGGTAACATCGCCGTTCTTATCGCTCTTCTTTTTCTTCAAAGAAGCTAGCATAGAAATCAAAGGAGCGACTTCAACATACGGTCGCCTTGCAAGATATTCCAATATTTGCTTCCTTTGTTCCTCGGTTAGTTCTAACATTTTTCCTCCTTAATAATCTTTCACCATACCTGGTGGCAATATAATTCTTTTTTCATTCTGTGTTTTCATTACCAGTCTTATACCAGCACTTGGTCTTTTACCAATTATATTATTTTCATGCACCTCGATTCTTCTTATCTCTTCTAAATAACCATCCTTTGCAACATATATCTTGGCATCACTAATGGCATTACCTTTCAATTTATCTGTGAATTCACTTAATAGCTGTTGTAAATCTTGTACACGCATTATTTCTCTCTAACTAATTTTTTCCAATCGGGTTCAACATCTCTAGGTATATAGGGAGAATAGCCCTGTTCTTTTGCTTCATCATCATCCTCACCAACAATAGCTTGCACCTCTGGCACATAGTGTTTGAGCATATTCTCAACACCTCTCTGCAATGTTATTTGTGACATTGCACAACCACTACAACTACCTGATAGCTTTAACCTAGCAACACCATCATCAAAACTGATAAAATTAATAGCACCATTATGCTTCGCAACAGAAGGAGCAACTTTCTCCTCCAATACGTGCTTGATGTTTTCAATAATCTCCTCCGTAGTTCGCATTACAATCCTGCTTTTCTCACACTATTCATTTTAATATCTTCAACTTGATGTGCAAGTTTTTTATTATCTTCCTCTAAATCAGTCACTCTGGTTTGTAACTTACCATTATATCTTTGATGACTCTCATTAATTTCTAATGCAATGGATAATGAATTCTCTAATTCCTTAATTCTTTCCTTGGCGTCCCTCATCTCAGGAGAATTATGTACTGAAATTCCTTTTACAATAACTAATTCACCCTCTGCCTCCTGACGAAGTTTATGTTCCTTATTGTATTTTTCTTGCAACTTCTCGATCTGCAAAGTCAGATCTAAATCTCCTCTATTTTCCTTCTCTCCTGTATCATTCATATTGACTTTTTAGCAATGTTACCTTAAATTGTCAACCATGGGTGTACCAAAAAGATTAACAGAAATGCAGATGCGATTCGCTGAAATTATAGTATTTGGCGGACCTGATGGGCCTGTCACAGGTAGAGAGGCAGCGACTATTGCAGGATATAGTGCCAAACGGGCAACACAGGAAGCATCAGAATTACAAAATCCTAGACTATCACCACTAGTAGTACAATATATAGGAAAATTAAGAGAAGAACGATTAAAGAAATATGAAGTTACTTACGAAGGCCATGTTGCTGAACTCGCTCGTATAAAGAATGCCGCTTTAAAGAAAGGAAGTTTTTCCTCTGCTGTAAATGCTGAAACCAATAGAGGCAAGGCAGCAGGATTATACATAGAACGAAAAATAATAAAACATGGGAAATTAGAAGATATGTCAGAACAAGAACTAGAAGCCAAAATGAAACAAATTTTAGACGACTACGCACCAATTCTAAATGTAACTCCTAAAGTTGAAAAACTAGAAAACAATAAAACAAAGCAATCCCACTCACCGTCAAAACAAAACGGAAGCTCAAAGGATTAAACACTATTTTCTCTTTTTCTTTTTAGCTTTACTTTTCTTCTTTTTAGCTTTTTTCTTTTTCTTTTTAGCCACTTTTTTCTCCTTCCATGGATATGTCCACATTACCATTAGTTTAACTTAATTATCTTCCTAATGCAAGCTGTAGGAATAATGCTTCTATCTCCAAACGTCAACGTACCATCATCATCTTTGTCATAGGAAGCAAATATCTTAACATAATTCTTGTCTTTAGAATATATCCAACCCTCATTAACTGGTGTTGCCACTTTCATCTTATTAAATTGTTTTTCATCAGCCCACCCAGAATCTGATACAATATCAATCCACTCGATTCTGCATTTTGAATATGGGATATCGTTTGGTTGCGTAGCGTTTACGACGAGTCTTTTTCTCCTTGGTTTTCTCCTCTTGGGTGTTCTTGCCATAGTAATAATCCGGATTATGTTTCCGGTTAAACATATCAATAAATCTCTCCATAGTCATCTCTATATAGAGATGTGGGAGATTTTTATAGTTTTAAAAACTCGAGATACGCGCGCGCGTAGGCCTTTCTTGCCTTTGGACATTAAATAATGTCCATTTTGACTAAAAATGTCCAAAAAATGTCCACACTTTGACTAGTAAAATCAACACTTATTTGCGATTTGGACAAAAAGACATTTTTTTTCAACTTTTTTTTATTTTTTTTTTTTTAAAAAATCTCCCACATCTCTATATGTAGTTGGATTGTCTAATTTGTGCCATAATATTGCCTCAATGTTGCCATCTTTTCCTTCGCATTGGCTACTTTATCCAGTAATTTGTCAACGCTGCCTGTTATATCCTCATGTCCAGGCAGAATATGACCTTCTAAAAGAGCATCAATCGTGAGCAATGCTTCCTCCATCTGGTTCTGATAGCGTCCTAATAAGGCTTTATATATTCTTTCCCTCATTTTTCCTCCTTTTGTAAATAGCGTCATAATTATCCCTGTAATTTTTTGTAGCAATCCTTGACCTTCCATCCCATTTCCGTCCTTTTGGCTTCGTCATGGATTTCTCCTGGGCCTTGAACTCTTTTTTGTCTATTACCGTCATGCTATTGCCTCATCTTTATAATAACGTCTTATCTTTATCAGACATTTATTCTTTTGGTAGTATTCTCTTTGCCATTGTCTTGTGTGTTCTCTAGTTCTTAACCTATAAGCCTTCTTCTTTTCCTTATTTTTTAAAGAATACTGTTTATCATATTCTCTTAATTTTTCCTTATTCTTTAATCGGTATTTTTTTCGTTGTTCTTTATTTCGATGATAATAATTTCTGCTATATGCCTTCCAATGTTCCTGATCTTTAAGATAATAGGCCCTGTTGTATGCTTTTTGTTTTTCACTTAACATTATTCATACTCATGATTATTTGGATCATCTACTATATCTTTTTTCAACAATGAATCCCCGAATCTTCCCTTCCAGCCCCGTGATCCGTGGTGCGTGGTCCATGAGTCGAGGTTCGCGTAGATCCTGAATCCTGCGTCCCTGGCCAGCTTACAGAAAGACAGGTCCTCGCCCTTCCATTCACCCGTCTCTAAACTAAATGATGTGTCCCAGAAATTGTACATATATTTATCAATGGCATCCTCTTTAGCGCCTATCTCCAGATTCATTTTTTTCCGGGTAGGTTCATCAAAATTAATCTTCAGTTCAGGGTGCTTGTCCATCAGTCTTTCAAATACAATTCTGTGAATAAGCATCAGTCCCGCAGGACCCTCCTCTATCTCAACCATATCCCATGGCAGAATCTTTATCTTGTCAGGATCTTTAAATTTAACAGCGTACTTCATCTGATCTTCCTTAACTCTGTACGGTGTACAGACCATAAACTCCTTTGGCACCAGCATGCGTAAAGCAGCTTCGGGTTCAAACTCAACATCGGCATCGACACATAACATATAGTCAAATCCTGAATTCATGAATCCACAAGTTAATAGATTTCTTGCATGCGTAACCAAAGACGATTTAACCGACTTGAACTTTGCCTCGATGCCGCTTCGTCCGAGGGTGCTGAAGGTATCAAGAATCGATACGCATGTTTCGACTTTCACGGAATCGTAGCATGGCATGGCAACGTAGACTTTAGGTTTTGACGGGTGCTGACTCAAGGTCATAAAATCAGGGATTCGAGCCCCTAAGCCAGCTTTCATACACAGAGGCCGCCACCCCTGACGATACTCGCTCTATCCCAACTCTAAATTCTGCTTTTTTCAAATTCATTTAATAATTCCTTTTCATTGATGGTCGGCTCTCTCATAATTTCATAGTATTCATCCAACCTTTTTAAAAACTTATGCTTCCATCTCTTCAGATCAGCATCCTGTATCTTAAATTCCTGATAATAAAGATCAGGCGTGCATATCATAATTACTCCCTGCCTGATTCTTGATCTGTGGACCTCATCATGAGCCATGGCATAGGCTGCAATCTGTAAAAAATAATCTTCAATCCATTCCTCTTTCTTCGGGCGATTCGCTTGCTTGAAATCAACAATCGTTTCCATATCATTATGCATGCAAACAAGATCCGTTGCCCCTGCATAGAGCCCTGGATAATAGAGTGTAATCTCTGATCCGTAATAATGGGAAATAGGTTTAAGTCCTGATTCTATAATTTTTTCAGCCATCGGTTTAGCTTCAACGCCGATCTCCGTAAGATCTTCATAACCGGATTCTTGTATGTATTTCTCAATGAACTTATGCATGGCAGTGCCCCTCTTGCTAGATAAATTCTTGATTCGTTCTGCTTCCTCATGTCCAACTTTATTTTTCCAGTTGGTTAAATAAGTCTGATCCTTTGTTTTTGCAAGGATCGTAGTGACGCTGGGCAATCTTATTCCATGGACATCATAGGTCCGTGCTCCCTGATACGTGGTGCTTGAAGCCTGGACGTAGGTGTATTTATTATTTTTTTTCACGATTTATCCCAAAATTCTCTATACCGTTCCATGTTTTTTTTAATTTTACATATCACATTATAAAATTGTTTATAGGTCATTCGATTTTTCATGATGTTAACGAGCCCAAATATAAATGAAAAATTGTTAAGAGAATTATTTAGTCGGTCGCCATCTATATGATCGGCATGAATATCACTTCCTTTAGCATTATAAATGTTTCCACTCAGTTTACAGCGCATATAAGGAAAAACTACAGGTTTTCCATCTTCGTAATCTAACTCCCCCGTCCACTGATTAACTGCCTGAATAGGTTCTTTTTCCGATTTAACTCCTGGCCATATTTTACCAAGATAAGTCCATATTTTTTTAACAGGATGTTTTAATTTTGATTTATTCATTTTATAATTTCCTCTCTTCGATCCATGAATAAATCCTCTTGCTTTTTTTCTGATGGGTGAGAGTGAATAAATAGATTCTGAATAGGGTTGTCTATCATAAATAAAAGAAGCAACTTTTCTACAAATGCCTTTTCTAAATTTTTGTAATCGAATTCTTGTTTTTTCTTTTTGATTTTTTCCAAGATGGTAGGACATACTACCTTTACTAAATCCAGTTTCTTTTTTAATTTTATCATAACTGTATCCTTTTTTTCTTAATTCTAATATTTTTTCAGACTTACCTTCTCGTATAGATAGGTTAGTCCTCATCCTTTTATAATTCCTTTATTAACAAGAGATAAGTATTTCTGTTCCATGGTATCAGGTCTTCTTCTAATTATTCCTTTGGAATTCTCCCCTGGTGTTCCCCACATTAAATTCTCACGAAGATAGTTTGTAGTGTCATCATTAATATGCAAGACAAATGGTTTATTATCTGGATTAGGAATAAAAGCTAAGGCAACTAATCTATGAAGAGGTGTCTTTCTTACATTGTGTCGTTTAGATATACCATGTTCTCCATTTTTCTTAAGTACTGTGTAGGTATTAGTTATTCTATAATCATTTTTAATAAGGACTACAAAATAATAGTCTTTATCCAAACAAGGATTTAATTGTTCAATCGTATGGTGTTCTCCTTGGAGAACACTTTTTCTCACATGATTCCTTGCTTCTTGGCTCTTATATTTTTCTGAAAATTTAATTCTTACAACACGAGGCCATATAGGTAATTGATATCTAGGATATGTATTAGGCACTCCGTAAAAAGGATGATATCCTCCCGTTGGATAAATCATATAAGTGTCCAGGGCGATATCATCATCGGGTAGAAGTTCTTCCACTTTCCTTGGTTTAAGACCTGATTCATCAACCTGTATTATTTTTACCGGTTTATCTTTTTCAGGTTGTGGAAAAAAAGATGTTTGAATCATTTTTGTTTGTTGAGTCATTTCCTTTTAACCGAAATAGTCCATGGACAGTTCGCCGTCCTTAGACCATCCTTGCTGTTATCCCAGTAACGCTTGCAGAGTCTTCCGCTGCCTTTGGCAATGAACTCGTACTGCATTTCATGGTGCGGGTTGTAAGGTCTTAC